TGGAGAGAGCCGGCGGCACCCGGGACTCGAAGATCACATGGAAGTCGTTCTTCAATCCGACGCGCGCTCACCCGGTCCTCTCGGCGCTCTCGACATCGCAGCAGCTCGCAACCTACTGCCGATCGACGGCCCTCGGCGCGCCGGCGTTCTGGCACCTGTCTCACCAGGTCGGCTATGACCCGTCCCGCGGCAGCGACGGAAGCCTGCTCATCGACCTGGAGTCGATCGGCGCCCAGTGGGGCGGCGAGTGGGGTTTCCAGCTCACGGCCGGGTCCCGGACGGACACCTCGGCGACGAACGGCGCGTCCGTCGACGACTACGGGGCCGGGACCGCTCTCGGCCTGCAAGCATCTCTACACCTGCTGGCCTGCACGGCCGTGGACCTCACGATCACCGTGCAGGACTCACCCGACGACTCCGCATGGTCCGATTTGATCTCTTTCACCCCGGTCGCGACCGGATCCGCTCCCACGTGGGAGCGGATCGCGACCGGGCCGACCGAGTCCGTGGACCGGTACCTGCGGATCGCCACGACCACGAGCGGCGGAATGACCACCGCGATCTTCCAGGTCGCGGTGAACCGGAACCTGACCTGAGAGGAGACGACCAGCATGCGGATCTACGGGCCTGGGACCGGATCCTTGATCGACCTGTCGTCCAGGATGATGACGTTCTCGCTGCGTCAGCCGATGGGACTCGGGCACTACCGGGTCGTGTCCTGCGAGGAATTCGGATGCCGCTGGCACCGTGACGGATTCGTGATCAAGGTCGACGAGACGAATCCGGCGGACCGCGAGCGCGCTGCCTACATCCGGTCCGGTGTCCATCATCGGCGCTACGAGGAGATCCACGAGTACGGCACTCACGTGATCAGGTTCGTGTTCGCTGCTGGTCAGCAGTGCTTTGCCGAGCACCGTGTCCCGAGGGACAGGCCATGTCGTCACGTGATCCGACCCGGGACAGCTCGGATTCCCCGAGGTGCCACACGGTCCGTGTCTCCCGTGCAGTGGCACGAGGAGCTCGGCGAGAACCAGCTCCGCGTGAACGAACTGATCAAGAAAGGATGGTGACGAATCATGGCAAAGACCTCCGGCCTCGGATGGACGACGCTCTCCGTGGACGACTCCACGGGCACGCCACGTGACGTCAAGAACGACGTCACATCGCTCGACCTCTCCACCCCCCGGGGCGACCTCGACGTGACCGGCCTCGATTCCCTGGCGATGGAGCGGCTCCTGGGACTCGCCGACTCCACGGTGTCGCTGGAGATGGCGTTCAACCCTGCTGCCAATCAACAGCACGCCGTTTTTCGGACGGTGTCATCGACGTCGGTCGCTCGCACGGTCAGCCTGGAGCACGCCGCCCAGACTCTGGCGATGGAGATGATCCCGACCTCGTACGACCTGTCCCGGGGCACCGACGCCGCGCTCACGGCGAAGACCGAGCTGCTGCTCGCGGACGGCACTGCCCCCACGTGGGGGCCGTGATGGACGACATGCCGAGCCCCGGCTACGTCCGGACGATCCCGGTCCGTGTCATGAAGTTCGACGAGACGACGGAGTTCCCTGGCCTCGTGATCCGTGTCAGGGCTATGACCATGCACCAGATCATGACGATGATGGTCGACATCGAGCAGGCAGCCGAGACGTCGATGAGAGTCATCATCAGCCGGTTCGCCGACCATGTCATCGGATGGAACGTTCTGACCGAGGACGGGACACCGGTACCGGCAACCGCCGATGGTGTCATGGGACTCGACGCCGAGTTCGTGACGTCCGTCGTCATGAAGTGGCTCTCGCAGACGATCGGGGCGATCAGGGGTGGAAGCCCTTTGGACGCGACCTCGCAGAATGGAGAGCTACCGGCGGCAAAGGCGCCAGATCTTCGGATGGAGAGCCTGTAGAGCTGCCGGCAGCAGCACGGCATGCCGTGCTGATCCTGGGCCTGGCCGAACGTTTCGGGCAGTTGCCATCGACGATCTTGGCCACGCCCGCGGACGAGCTGCTGCCGCTGCTGGAGCTGGAGCGACTGTCCCGGATCCCAGGAGGTGATGACCTGTGCCCGACGTAGAGATCATCATCACAGGCAGGAACAGGTCTTCTCCGGCCTGGGACAAGGTCCAGCAGGAAGCACGCCGGTCCGTCCAGGCCATCGTCGCAGCGTTCAGGGCCGGGACGGACAACATCTCGGCGATGATGAGCAAGGCCGCGAACGACATGTCCGGCAGCCTCACCGGCGCGGGAGCAGCGGCAGGACGGAACCTGGAGACCGAGGTCGAGAAAGGCCTCAACGACCTGACCGACGATTTCGCCGATGCCGGTCGGGAAGCCGGTGAGGTCCTGGCCGACAGGATCCGGGCGGCAGGCTCGGACACGGCCGGCGCGGCGAGGAAGGCCGGACAGGACGCCGGCCGAGCCTTCACCGACGGCGCAGGAAGTGGTATCGGATCCGGGGGCGGGATCGAGAAACGCGCGTCCGGGTCGTTCGAGGGGATCCGGGGAGCAGCCGGCCGGGTCGGTGTACGGTGCGGTGAGCTCCTGAAGAGCGGGATCGTCGCGGGTGTCGCTGCTGCCGGCGCGCTCGCGGGCAGTGCTCTGACGCAGTACGTCGACGCGTCGAGCGCTCGGGCGAAGCTTGCTGCTCAGCTGGGTGGTAGTCCGGAGTGGGCTGCCCGGGCTGGTGGGATCGTCGGCGAGGTGTACGGCCGAGGTGTCGTGGATTCGTTCCAGTCCGCTGCCGATGCGTTTCGGACGTCGTTTCGTGAGGGGCTCATTCCGGTCGGGGCGACGAACGATCAGATCGAGAAGATCACGGCGAAAGTCTCGAACCTCGGGATGGCGTTCGGGGAGGACGTCACTCCGCTGGCTGCCGCGGCCGGGAAGATGATCAAGAGTGGGCTTGCTACCGGATCTCAAGCCCTGGACATCCTCACTGTCGGCCTCCAGACGAACGCGAACGAAGCACAAGATCTCCTGGAAACGTACATCGAGTATTCAACGCAATTCCGGAAGCTAGGAATCAGCGGAGCACAGTCCCTGGGACTTATCAGCCAGGCGATGCGGGCCGGCGCACGAGACTCCGACACGGCTGCTGATGCATTGAAAGAATTCTCGGTCCGATCGATCGACGGATCCGACGCAACCAGGAAAGCATTCGCGGATCTGGGCCTGAGCTATCAGACCATGTCTCGGGACATAGCCGGTGGTGGGACCAAGGCGAACAAGGCACTCGATCTCACGCTGGATCGGTTGCGCGGCGTGAAGAATCCTGTCGATCAGGCGGCGCTCGCGGTCGCCTTGTTCGGGACGAAGGCGGAGGATCTCGGGCAGGCGTTGTTCGCGATGGACCCGTCGACCGCTGTCTCCTCGCTCAGGAAAATCGAGGGTGCAGCTGACCAGGTCGGGAAGACTCTGGAGTCGTCTCCGGGTGCTGCTCTGGAGCGGTTCAAGCGCAACGTGCAGGAGAAGCTCGCCGAGATCGGCGGACAAATGGTCATGTTCGCGACAGAACACTCCAATGTCATGGGGCCTCTGATCGCCGCGCTCGGAGGAGTCACGCTCGCGGTGATGGGCCTCATCGCTGTCGTCGGGACCCTGAACATCCTGATGGCGGCGAACCCGGTCGTGCTTCTCGTCGGAGCGATCGTCGTGTCCATCGCCGCGATGGTCGCCGCGATCACGTACCTGTGGAAGACCAACGACGGGTTCCGGAATGCGATCATCAGCGCGTGGTCGGCCATCACATCCTGGGTGACCTCCTCCATCTCGACCATGGGGCAGAAAATCACCGAGCTGTGGACATGGTTCACACAGCTTCCCGGGAGGATCTGGTCCGGTCTCCAGAGCCTTCCGGGTCTGATCGGATCTGTCTTCCAGTCGGCCGCCGATATGATGGCCTACTGGACCGGGTACGCGATCGGGTGGACCGTAAAACAATTCATTCTCGCACCAGGTCAGATCTGGAATAGCATATTGGCTATTCCGGGAATCCTGGGGAGTGTGTTCTCCAGCGCAGGATCGGCAATGTCCTCTGCTGCCTCGAAATCCATCAACTGGACGATCGGACAGTTCAAATCGGCGCCGGGCAGGATCTGGTCTGCTCTGCAATCCGTGGGATCTGTGGTGAAGTCAGCGTTCTCCGGGGCCGGTCGGTGGCTCTACAACGCCGGTCGGGCCATCATCCAGGGAGCGATCGATGGGATCCACTCGCTGGCAGCGAGCGCCTACAACAGCGCGAGCTCCATCGGGAGCAGCATGGTCTCGGGGTTCCGGGACTCGATCGGCTGGCACTCGCCCGCAGCGGAGTTCGTCCCGGGCGGTGAGGCCATCGTGCAGGGCATCCAGCAGGGCATCCAGAGGTCGACCAGTGATGCTGTCGGATCCGTGGGGAGCCTGGGACGGTCGATGATGGACGTCGTCGCGCCGACGGTGTCCGGAGTGACGCCTTCAGCTGGAGGCGTCGCGACTGCTCCAGCGGTGGCTCGTGTCGTCGTGGAGTTCAAGGGCGGTGACGGGTCTGCCCTGGAGGACATGATCATGCAGGTGATCCGGAAGCGCGTCAGGATCGAGGGTGGCGGCGACGTGCAGGTCGCGTTCGGCAGGGGTGGCATGTGATGGCGTGGCCTGATGATCCGCTGTCTCTGCTGGTCCAGGTCGAAATCGACGGCGCGCTGGAGACGGTGAGCAAACCTCGCGGAGCACTGTCGATCATCCGGGGTCGCACGGACGAGCAGTCGTCCGTGACGCACGGCCGGATCGACGGTCTTGTGGTCCCGAACATCGATGGGCGGTTCACGCCACGGCTTCCGACGAGCCCGTGGTACGGCAAGACCATCCGTGGCACTCCCGTGAGCGTTTCCGTCGATGAGGGTCCGACGTATCTGGTTCTGCCCAGCGGAGGCAGCGACGTCATCAGCACGCCTGACTCGGCGTCCATGTCCATCACGGGAGACCTGGAGGTCCGGGTGGACAGCACCACCGCCCGGATCATGCGACAAAATTTCTATCTCGCGTCCAAGTGGCGGGCCGGCTCGCAGAAGTCGTGGCTCCTGGAATGTGACATAACCGGCAGAATTCGTTGGTGGTGGTCGGCGGACGGTTCGACCAATTTGTCCGCGACGTCCACGGTCTCGCTGGACTCACCCTCCGAGCGGATAGCTGTCAGGGTCACGCACGACGTCGATGACGGTGCCGGCGGGAACGTCGTCAGGTTCTGGATCGCCCGGTCGATGGACGGTCCGTGGACCGAGCTGGGTGACCCGGTCGTCGGGTCCGGGACGACGGCGGTCTACGACTCGACGGCACCTGTCGAGATC